CGTGGTGTTACTCTTGATAATGCTATCGTTATTGTAGACGAGTTCTCCAACTTAAACTTTCATGAGTTGGATTCAATGATCACCAGAATTGGTGAAGACAGTAAGATTATGTTCTGTGGTGACATCACTCAGACTGACCTTACACGAGAGAATGATAGGTCTGGTATCTCAGACTTCATCAAGATCTTACAAGAGATGAAAGAGTTTGCATGTATCGAGTTTGATATCAATGATATTGTTCGCTCAGGTCTTGTGAAATCTTATCTCATTAGTAAATACAATCTTGGATTTTAATGTTTGACTTCGTTAAAGTAGACTTCAAAGAAATAGAAGTTGAACCTGTGAATGATAATGGCGTTCGCTATTATAAAATACCTGATACTGATAAATACTTTCCAAGTGTAACCTCAATCACATCGTTCCAGAACGCACAGTTCTTCAAAAAATGGAGAACCAAAATTGGTGAGGACGAGGCAAATCGTATCACTGCACGCGCAACACAGCGAGGCACAACCTTTCACAGTATTACCGAAGATTATATCCGAGGCAAACTAAACATCGATCAGTACATGGACAACAATCCATTGGCAGTTCGCATGTTTCAATCAGCAAAGTCTACGCTAAACCGTATCTCAAACATACACTGTTTAGAGACTTTCCTATACTCTCACTATCTCGGACTGGCAGGACGTGTTGACTGCATTGCTGAGTTCGATGGCGAGTTAGCAGTGATCGATTTTAAAACTTCATCTAAAGAAAAGAAGGAAGATTGGATTGAACATTACTTTGTTCAAGAGACTGCATACGCAGCAATGTTCCTTGAAAGATCTGGAATCGAGGTAAAGAAAATTGTCACACTCATCGCCACTGAAGAGGGAACTATTCAAATATTTGAGAAGTACAATCTTGATGACTATTTACAGTTACTCAAAACCTACATCTCTGAGTTCGTCGCTTTCCATCATGGTTGATAAAGTACTGTCACAAGATGGTAAGAAAAAGTCTACCAAAACTGTTGTAGAGGAGAAGTTCCTCACACCTACTAAGTTCTCTCAAGAAATTGAAAGACTTGTAAAGAGTAGTGGTGGTCTTATTACTTACATCGAAGCAGTAGTTACATACTGTCAGGAAAATGATATCGAAATCGAGACGGTTCCAAAGTTATTATCCAAACCCCTCAAGGAACGCTTGAGGCATGAGGCACAACGTCTCAACTACATGAAACAAACGTCTAAAGGAGTGTTACCACTGTGACAGGGTTTGAAGTTTACAAAACTTACCTAGCACTTAAACAGCATTTCACAAGAAAAGACTACGACTATGAAAAGTATCGAGGTAAAGTTCGTGCTTCCGAAAAATCTTTTGAGCAGAGACTTGATCGATACTTTTTCAAAAAATTAGCGGTGAAGTACAAGGATCATGAGGTCTTTGATTATTTCATCGCTAACTTTTTGGCAGATCCTAGAGGATACATCAAGTCATTTAGTGTGGAAAACTATACTCGATGGAAAATTAATCGAGAATCTTTAACGTATAAATTTAAAGAAGATGTTAATGTTTTATTAGATGATCTCGATGCACCATACGAGAAATCTTTTGAAGACATCTTTAAAGCAAGTAAAGGTAATCATCCTCCACTGTTAAAGAGATACTATGCTAATGAAGTTTCATTAGATACACTAGTCATCTTTGAGAACTGTTTGGGGTACATTGATAATCTTTCCAAGATATTAGTTGACCCTATCTGGGAAGATGCTAAAATGAAAATAACAAAATACAAACCTTTCTTACATGTAGATTGTAAGAAATACAAAGGAGTAATCCTAGACGTAATACAAAAGAAGCTATGAGTTTTTTCGAGTCCGAAGTCGTCCAAGAAAATCTTAATGATATCTTTAGGACATATCAACAAGTTGCTATGGTAACATCACAACTTGCTGAGATGAGCAAGAAGGAGAAACTTGATCACATCGATGGGTGTAAAGAACTCATTGAGAAGCAAAAGAACTTCTACTTCCGTCTCTCCCTTGCTGCCAAGGAAGATAAAGAGGCAGCAGAAATGAAGGAACGTATCCATGCTTTGACCAATGCATTCGGATTCAAGGACCTTATGGACTGCATGGACTCAATGGTTGTGACACTCGAACAAGCAGCACAACAAGAACTTGACAGACCCTAAATAGTATGCTACGATAACCAAGTAGTACACAGACCAAATCCAACTAATACGGAGAATACAATCTATGTCTTTCGCATCACTTAAGAAAGCATCTGCAACTGGTAACACACTTGCAAAACTTACACAGGAGATTGAAAAACTCAATCAACCTCAACAGAGTTCATCCAACGTAGACGATCGTCTTTGGAAACCAGAACTCGACAAATCTGGTAACGGTTATGCTGTTATCCGATTCCTACCTGCACCTGATGGTGAAGAGATTCCATTTGCAAAAGTGTGGAGTCATGCATTCAAAGGTCCTGGTGGGCAATGGTACATCGAAAACTCTTTGACTACTCTTGGTAAGCAAGATCCTGTCTCTGAGTATAATACAGAACTTTGGAACGCAGGTGGAGAAGGATCTCCACAACGTGCACAGGCACGAGCACAGAAGAGGAAACTCTCTTACTATTCAAACATCTACGTTGTCAGTGATCCCGCACATCCTGAGAACGAGGGTCGAGTTTTCCTTTATAAGTATGGGAAGAAGATCTTTGACAAACTTGTCGAAGCAATGCAACCTGCATTCGCAGATGAGCAACCTCTTGATCCTTTCAACTTCTGGGAAGGAGCGAACTTCAAGTTGAAGATTCGTAAGGTCGATGGTTACTGGAACTATGACAAGTCAGAGTTCGCAGCACCTGGTGCCCTTCTTGATGACGACAAAAAACTTGAGTCTCTTTGGAAGCAAGCATACTCTCTTGCTGACTTTGAAGCACCTAAAAACTTCAAGACCTATGAGAAACTCAAGGAGCGTTTGAACCTTGTGCTACAGTTGAATGCAGCACCTACTCCTGTTGATGAAAGTGAGGAGGAAGTTCTTCCTACTCCAAGTACTAACTGGGGTGCTGAAGTGTCTAACTTCCGTGAGAAAGCAGTCGCTTCTACTCCTGTAGACACTGAAGAAGATGCTCTATCTTACTTCTCTAAACTTGCTGAAGAAGAATGAAAACTGCACTTGCTGCCATTGTAATGGCAACATCGCTAACGGTCCCTGCTGAGGCAGGGCACCGTCATGGTCGAGTCTATCGTGACGAGATCTGCACGAAGACGATCTATGAAGAGATCTATCGTCCCCCTCGGTCACTTGGTAATCCAAGTCCTAGAGGTCAGATCTTTTCTGAGTCTTATGATGTAGAAGTTCCATGTAGACGTAAACACTACCACTACTATGAAACTCCAAGGGTACAACCAGTACCTGATACAAATGATTGTCGGGAAGGGACAGCGATTGGAGCGTTACTAGGTGGCGCAGGAGCAGCAGCAATCTCCGAAAACGATGCTTACATCTGGTCCATTCCCCTTGGTATTGTCGGGGGAGCAATGGCAGGTTGCCAAATAGACGGAGGTTAAAATGCCACATCGATTCTCTGAAATTAAACCAGAGCACTGCTATACCAAAGAAGAAGTTGATAAACTTATCAAGGAAGCAGTAGATGAGGCACGACGAATCGACGAAGAGTCCATGCGGAAACATAATAGAGATGCTACAATCATCTCTATGATTCTAGGGTTCACAACCCTAGCATTGTTTCTGGATGGACTCTTTCGCATCTTAGGTATCATCCCACCGTTCATGGGCATCAATGTTGATATTGTAGACCGAATGGAAAATGATATCATAGATAAACTAGACTTGATTAAACAAGTTCCCATACAAAAACTTTTACAACGATGAATGACTTTATGGTGTTTATCTATCTCGTATTCTTTGTAGCACTTTGCGGTGCTACTTTTGCTTTTACTTTTAAGAGTATGACTGCAGTGTTTGAAGAGATGGATAAACCTATAAGGAGAACTAGAAACGTGCATCCAGAAATGGCAGACGTTCAAACTGGTGAAGAGTTGCTAGTGTTCAAAGCAACAGAAGAGGAAGACGACGACGATGACGAAGGTGATGTAGTCGTAATCCGAAAATGACTTTTTAATTCCCCAGACCCCCCAAAAAAATCCCGCCAAAATTTTGACCCCTTAGGTTTTTTTATGAGTGACGTACAATATAAGAAGCACAGAGTGTTTCGTGAGACTGAGGATGTTATCTTCTATGATATTTCTGTAGAAGAATCTAATGCCAGTGACCTCGTAGTGCATACAGGTGCTGCAATATCACCTCCTAACGACATGGTAGGAGCAAAGCAATTTTACATTCATTGTTTTCAAGATGATTACAACAGAGTTGTATCAGGACAAAGGACATTTGAATTGGTAAATCTTGAGTGGAAGTATCCGTATCATATAGTACATTTAGATGTACATTCTGGTGCCCTAATTATCCCTAAAATGACTTATCATAGAAGTGTCTCAGGGGAACAAGGTTCTATTGTGATCAATCAGGCAAAACGATATGAGGGATTCGATCCTTCTGAAGAGTTTATTCCTGTATCAGCAGCAGAAAAACCAAAACTCTATAAAGTTTTGCTCCATGAGAAACCAGTCATACATAGGTTAGGCGAATGATCACTACTGAAAAACTATTGAAGATCTACAAGGTTGTTAAGGTAAAACCTCAACCAATCTACAAACCAGTCCGTAAACATTACAACGCACATTTATTTGGATGACTGAATATGAAAGACGAGCAGAAGATCCCTGTTGGCAACACAAACAAGAGTGCATCGCAATGTTCACCCTCGATTCACACAACACTTCTTACATATATCGAAGAGAAGATGGGACA